TGTGTCTTTTTCCCTTTACTCTAGGGCTTGTGTATTCAGTCTTACATTTGGTCGTCTAGGTAGTCAAGTCTTTTTTAGTCTGTCTTTGTGGCCCCCTTGATTGCTAGGCCTTGCGGGATGCGTCATGTCGGAAACTTAAACTTTCGAGTGTTTCACAGTGTTCTGCTTTCCATGTTCTAACCGTTGCACAGAATAAAACCGGACACAAGCAAAAAAATGCATGTGAACCAAAAAAAGTGGGGGATGGGGTGTTTTTCGTGTGTATACATTATAAATATAAAATAGGTTTTTACACTTTATAGTTGTGCATCCACTATTGATAAACCGACTAGTCAGTCAGTTTTACACCTTCACATAGTGCTTTTTTTGTTGATACTGATAATGTATCAGTCTCTTTATGTAGTATTTTCAATGACTTACCCATAGAAAAACCTTTGAGTCTACACTTTTAAGGCTAGTTGACGGGCGCAGCGCAACTATAAGGAGCGATTTTCGCCTATAGGTTGAGCACGGGGGGCGAGGGCCACCGGGGGGATATACCGTTATATATACATGCTCTGCAACACACGGGGTTTTTCAAAAGAGTCGTACACAAAGAAGCACACACCAGTTAATCTTAATCACGTTTTGTTACAAAGTGTTACAATATGTTCACTTTTTATGTAACAATGTACGATTTTGTATTGACAAGCACGTAAATATGTGTAAAACTGCGTAGCAGTAGCAGCCCTAAGTTAAACTTTAAAGTTAAAACTATAAAAATAGACTAATATATATAGTAACTATAGAATATTGGACTTAGGATAGTTAAACTTAAAGTTAAACTTACAAAAAAATATACTCTTTTTATAAAATAACTATTGACAAGTAACTAAAAATAGTCTACTATAACATAAGTAACTACAAAAAGTATAACTATAAAGTTACTACTAGCGTGTTATAGGGTGTAATCTACGTATATGTAGTGTCACCTCACTCCTGTATCTCCCTCCTCACTACCCTATATGTACATACATTCCTATAACACGTATTTTATTTCAATTAACTCTTGACAATGCGTAAAAAACCTGTACAACTATATGCAAGTGAAACCGTAATAGAAGACTTTTACAGTGCTATAGCGGATAATAACCCTCGTGCTTTACATAAAGTACATATACCTAAGTCAGATGTGTTTTATGTACGTGAAGCTTTGTATAACCGCACTGGACAGTGGTACACTTTAGATCACGTAGAGAGAGCTATGTACTTAGAGGGATACTTAGAGTCACACGAAGTGTTAGACCCAGAGCGAGAACGAGAGTATGGCTAGAGCAGAAGACCCAAGGTTAAAACGTGCAGGTGTATCTGGGTATAACAAACCCAAGCGTACCCCAGGTCACCCTACAAAGTCGCACATTGTAGTCGCTAAGAAGGGTGATCAGATAAAGACTATACGTTTTGGACAGCAAGGTGTAAAGACGAACCAGACTGCAGGACAACGTGAGGCCTTTAAGTCACGCCACGCTAGTAACATAGCGAAGGGTCCAATGAGTGCAGCTTATTGGGCTAACAAGGCGAAGTGGTCACCAAGTAAAACTAAGTCGCCTAGCAAGAAGTGGGTAAAGGGGTCTTGATATAGTTGAGTAATGTAGCGGTTGTGCGGCGTAAGAAGCTGCCCAAGCGCAAACGTCCAATACAAAAGTTAAAGAAAAAAAGATACCTTCAAAAGAAGGCACAAGTACTCGACTTCAAAATGAAACTGGTAGTGTAACGTTATGAATAAACCTAAGAGTAAAGTAAATCAAGCAGGTAACTACACTAAGCCTACCATGCGTAAGGGTTTATTTAACTCTATTAAAGCTGGTGGTAAAGGCGGTAAGCCCGGACAGTGGTCTGCCCGTAAAGCTCAAATGTTAGCTAAGCAATATAAAGCTAAGGGTGGGGGTTACAAGTAGTGGCTCTTGCTAAATCACAGAAAAGCCTGAAGGCGTGGACTAAACAAAAGTGGCGTACTAAGAGTGGCAAGCCTAGTGCTAAAACTGGTGAGCGGTATCTACCTGCTGCGGCTATTAAGTCTCTTAGCAGTAGTGAGTATGCCGCTACAACCAGAGCTAAACGACAAGGCACTAAGGCAGGTAAGCAGTTTGTGGCTCAACCTAAGAGCATCGCAAAGAAGACCAAAGCCTTTAGGAAAGTAAAGTAACTATGTGGCTTGCTATGATACTTGTCTGTGCTAACCCTGCAGCCGTTTCGTGTATCGTTTACGCAAACACACAAAAAGTATTCTACGAAGAGTCTGCGTGTAACGAGGAAGTAGCTGAAGTACAGAAAAGTCTAGCTTCTAGAAACTTGTACGCTGTACCTTATTGTTTTAAAGTTACAACAGGAACATCTACATAATGAACGTAGACTTGGGATTGTTAGGCTACTTACCATTACCCTTCATGCCTTTCGATAAAGTCAACCCAGCGCCTACTGAAAAGAAAAGAATAGTAGAAGAAACACATAAGTCTGTAGATAAAAAAGCAGATGCATTTAGGTACGAAAGCATTTATGCGTACCACCCCCATAACCAAAACAAAATACTGCAAGGACAATTAGTAGACTTTGTAGTAGCGTAACAATAATAAGAGGTGTAGTAAATGCCCTATTTAACCAGCAGTATTCCGTATTTTAAAGCATGGGTAAGAAGAGAGTATACAAAGAACTTAGAAGAATATCAAGGCCAGTTTCTACACTGCATGGTGATAGGAGTAACAACTCTACCCAACAGGACGCTAAGCTTCCAAGTTATCTTTACAGGGTGCGAGTCAGACGTTTCGGAAGAAGAACAGAACGTTCACGGCGGGGCTATGTGGGCTAGGTTGCCTCTAACAGCTTTAGTAGCAGACACACCTTTAGAAGAATGGCCTGAAGAGTTACCACCTTATTTGGCACAGCCTTGGGATTGTATGTCTCACTGGCATTCCGTATATAAGTTAGAACGAGCAAGTCCAGCACCTTGGATAGCTAAGGTTGACGGGGAGTTCTACCCAGCAAAATATTACTTTACAGTTGACTATACAGATAGTGAAGTAGCAGATGACCCAGCACAACATAAGCAGTCACACGTTTTAGAACTGCTAGATGCTGGACCTTACACAGGTAACATGGTTGCGTTACCCAATAATAGAGTGAGAGTAACTCACCCTGCGTGGTTTGAAACAGGTGAAGGTGCTCCTGACTTCAAGCCTAACCAACATACGTACAACTCAAAGGAAGACGTAGGGTATGTATGGGATACGCAACGAGTGTTCAACAATCTATATAACGAGGGTTAAAGAAGATGAAGAAGCCTACAGAAAACCAAAAGGGTTTGAAGAAGCTACCAAAGGGTGTACGTAATAAAATGGGGTACATGAAGGATGGTGGTAAAGTTAAGAAAAAAGGTTATGCCAAGGGCGGTATGATGAAGAAAAAAGGTTATGCCAAGGGCGGTATGATGAAGAAAAAAGGTTATGCTCTAGGTGGCTCTACAACGCCTATGGAAGGCGAACAAAGCCGTTACCGTCCATCAGCCAACCGTGCTCCACAAGGAATGATGTCAGCTAGAGGTATGACTGCTGGCATGGGTATGGCTAAGGGTGGTATGATGAAGAAGAAAGGTTACGCTAAGGGTGGTATGATGAAGAAGAAAGGTTACGCTAAGGGTGGTAAAGTTATGACTTACAACTTAGGTGGTATGGTAAAAGAACAGCGTGACAACCGTAAAAACAAAAAGTAACAAACATGGCTGGCATTAACTTTAGAACAGAAACAAAACTTACTGAGGTAATAGGTAGCTCTGCTAGTACAGTGAGTAATCCTAATAATGCCACACTATTGTTTACCTGCCCATTAAGCTACGAAGCTGAAGTAGTTTTTCTTATGGTAGCTAACGAAGATAATTCAACTTCTAATATTGGAATACAAGTCTATCATTCAGACAGCAATACGTTTCATTTTCTACATGGACAACAAGCTATACCAGGTTTAAACCACGTACAGTTTATAGGTAGTGGCCCTTTGTTTTTACATGAAGGTGATAAAGTTTTAGTATTTAGATATAGTCCTACACATAACTTTGATGCTACTATTTCTTGTAGACTATATTACACTCCTGCAAGGCGGCTATGATTAAATAACAATACTAATTTAGTCATACATATGTTATAACTATCTCCATAGCACAACAACAGTAAAAAGGAGATAGTGCAATGAAATGGCTTAACAACATGTGGGAAGGCTACAAACTAAGTCAACAAAGACGTGTAGCTTACTGGCAACTTCAGAACCTGTCAGACAAAGATCTAAAAGATATGGGTATCCACAGATCAGAAATCTACAGGGTAGCATACGGAAAGTAAAATGAGTACAAGACAACTTACAGAAAAACAACAGGCTTTCATGGCAGTGCTCTTTGAAGAGGCTGGTGGTGATGTAGTTGTCGCTAAACGTTTAGCTGGGTATAGTGATAACTCACCTACGACTACAATAGTGGAGGCTTTAAAGGATGAAATATTTGAGGCAACTAAGTCGTACATGGCAAGGATTGGCCCTAAGGCTGCGATTGCATATGGCAGTGCTTTGGACGATCCTACCCAGCTAGGTGTTAAAGAAAAGATGATGGCTGCAGGTCAGATACTTGATCGTGCAGGTGTAGTTAAAACGGAGAGGGTAGCAGTAGAATCAACGGGTGGGTTGTTCATACTGCCCCCTAAGAACGCTGATGATGCTGAGGATTCGTAAAGAAAGACCTCTTCAGAACGAATACTGGATGTTACCTAAATTACCGTACAAGGTAAAGGTATGGTTACGCATCCCAAGAATAAGTAGATACGTTCCGTTTGGTTACGAGATAGACCCTGAAGATGAAGAGTGGTTAAACCCCATACCAAAGGAGTTAGAGCTTTTAGAGTTAGCTAAGAAACACCTGAAGCAGTATAGCTTACGCCAAGTTGCAGCTTGGTTGACTACACAGTCAGGCAGAGAGATAACTCACGATGGCTTGAGAAAACGTATAGATGTCGAAAGAAAAAGAAAGCAACTTACTTCAATTAAACGTGAGTACGCCAGAAGGCTCCAGAAGACGTTACAACAGATCGAAGCGCTCGAAAAAAACTACACAGGAACCTACGCCTACGAAGACGATGACGAAAGCTGCGAAGCCAGCCACAGTCAAACCTCCTGAGTATGACGTTGAAGAAGTACAGAACATTGTCTTTAGACCTAACCCTGGTCCACAGACACAGTACCTAGCTTCAAGTGAACGTGAGGTTCTATATGGTGGGGCAGCAGGTGGTGGCAAGTCATATGCAACACTAGCTGATCCATTACGTAACATGAACAACCCAGATTTCAGTGGTCTACTTGTTCGACACACAACAGAAGAACTTAGGGAACTCATACAGAAAAGCCAAGAGTTGTACCCTAAAGCTATACCAGGAATAAAGTGGTCTGAGCGTAAGTCGCAATGGACTACACCAAGAGGCGGCACACTTTGGATGTCGTACTTGGACAGAGACACAGACGTTATGCGCTACCAAGGTCAGGCGTTTAACTACGTAGCATTTGACGAACTCACTCAGTGGTCTTCCAGTTTTGCGTGGGATTACATGAGATCACGTCTACGTAGTGCAAACAAAGACTTAGGTTTGTACATGCGAGCTACTACAAACCCAGGTGGGATTGGACATGCTTGGGTTAAGAAGATGTTCATTGACCCAGCGCCACCTAATACGGCTTTCTGGGCAACGGACATAGAGTCTGGTGAGGTATTACGCTTCCCGAAAGGTCATAGTAAAGCTGGTCAACCCTTGTTCAAGCGAAGGTTTATACCCGCCAGCCTCTTCGATAATCCGTACTTAGCTGAAAGTGGTGACTACGAAGCTATGCTTCTGTCACTACCAGAGCATCAACGTAAGCAACTACTAGAAGGTAATTGGGATGTAAACGAGGGAGCAGCGTTCCCTGAGTTTAACAGACAGGTACACGTAGTAGAACCTTACAAGATACCTAAGAGTTGGACTAAGTTTAGGGCTTGCGATTATGGCTACGGTAGCTTTACAGGCGTTGTTTGGTTTGCAGTTACACCAACAGAGCAACTTGTAGTTTATAGAGAGTTGTATTGCTCTAAGGTTACAGCTACTGACTTAGCTGACATGGTACTTGACGCTGAAGCGGATGACGGTAGCATAAGGTACGGTGTGTTGGATAGCTCCCTGTGGCACAAAAGAGGTGACACTGGCCCTTCCTTGGCAGAGCAAATGAACGCAAAGGGATGCAGGTGGAGGCCTTCAGACCGTTCAAGAGGCTCAAGGGTTGCAGGTAAAAACGAGCTTCACCGCCGCTTGCAAGTTGATGAGTACACTGAGGAGCCAAGGCTAGTGTTCTTTTCGACTTGCACGAACTGCGTAGCTCAGATACCTGGTATACCTTTGGATAAAAGAAATCCAGAAGATGTAGATACCAATGCTGAAGATCACTTGTACGATGCTATCAGGTACGGTATAATGACAAGACCTAGAAGTTCCTTATGGGATTTTAATCCTAGAACACATAATGCAGGTTTTCAAGCTGCAGACTCAACCTTTGGATATTAGTTAAATGGCAGAAGAAGATATTGTAAACGAACAAGGCGAACTGTTTGAGACAGATGATGTAGCTGTTATTCAAGACGGGGATGACTTGGATGTGCCTAGCGTAGTGTCTTACGTAGAGTCACGCTTCCATCGTGCAGAAGATTCAAGATACGCAGATGAAAACAGGTGGCTTCGTGCTTACCGTAACTACAGAGGTATATATGGAAGTGATGTACAGTTTACTGAAACTGAGAAATCTAGGGTTTTTGTCAAGGTTACTAAGACTAAGACGTTGGCGGCTTACGGTCAAATCGTAGACGTACTCTTTGGTAGCTCACGGTTTCCACTTACAGTAAACCCTACAACTTTACCTGAGGGTGTCGCTGAGTCTATGCATATCAGCATGAACCCCCAGACAGAACAAGCTATGGACCCTTTACGTGGGGCTTTTGAAGAAGAACCTAAAGTTAAGTTCTTGTTTGATCCTGATGAGAAACTAAAGCCCGGCGAGACAATGTATGACCGTATGAAACGTATGGGTCCACTACAGAAAAAACTTGAGGCTGTAAGCGATAAGATTATTGAAGGTCCAGGCACTACACAAGATACTGTCACTTTCCATCCTGCTATGGTAGCAGCTAAGAAGATGGAAAAGAAAATACATGACCAGTTAGAAGAGAGCGGAGCTAATAAACAGCTTCGCCATACTTCTTTTGAGATGGCGTTGTTTGGCACGGGTATTATGAAGGGTCCGTTTGCTATTGATAAAGAGTACCCTAACTGGAACGAAGATGGTGACTACGATCCTACGATAAAGACTGTACCATCTACAAGCCATGTGTCCGTGTGGAACTTCTATCCTGATCCTGATGCGTACAATATGGATGAAGCAGAGTACGTCATTGAGCGTCACCGTATGACACGTTCTCAGATGCGTGGCTTAAAGTCACGTCCTTTCTTCAGGAAAGAGTCTATTGATAAAGCTATCCAGACAGGTGAGTCCTACGATAAGAAGTATTGGGAACATGACATGGAGGATGACGATCAACAGTCTGGCTCTCCTGAACGTTATGAAGTCCTAGAGTTTTGGGGCTACGTTGATACGGATGTTCTAGAAGATAACGGTGTACGCATTCCTCGTGAACTTAAAAACGCAGAACAAGTAAACGTAAACGTTTGGATTTGTAACAATGAAGTTCTACGTTTAGTGTTAAACCCATTCAAGCCTACACGTATTCCTTACTACGCTGTGCCTTACGAGCTTAACCCATACAGTTTCTTCGGTGTGGGTATTGCAGAGAACATGGACGATACGCAGACTTTGATGAATGGATTCATGCGTATGGCTATTGACAACGCTGCGCTTTCAGGTAACCTTATCATTGAAGTAGATGAGACTAATCTAGTACCAGGTCAAGACTTATCTGTGTACCCAGGAAAGATATTCAGACGCCAAGGGGGTGCACCAGGGCAAGGTATCTTTGGTACTAAGTTCCCTAATGTAGCCAACGAGAATATGCAACTATTTGATAAAGCAAGGGTTTTGGCTGATGAGAGTACAGGTTTCCCATCGTTTGCACACGGGCAGACAGGTGTTTCAGGAGTGGGAAGGACTGCTTCTGGGATTAGTATGCTTATGTCTGCAGCTAACGGCTCTATACGAAATGTTGTAAAGAACGTAGATGACTATCTTATTGGCCCTCTTGGTAAAGCGTTCTTTGCGTTTAATATGCAGTTTGACTTCGACAAAGAGATAAAAGGTGATCTAGAAGTTAAGGCATCAGGTACAGAAAGCTTGATGGCTAACGAAGTACGTTCACAACGCTTGATGCAGTTCATGGGTGTAGCTTCTAACCCAGCGCTTATGCCGTTTGTTAAGAGTGATTACATCATACGTGAGATTGCTAAGAGCATGGACCTTGACCCTGATAAGGTGACTAACTCTTTGGGTGACGCAGCTATCCAAGCTGAGATCCTCAAGAAGTTTACTACACCACCTGAACCCCCAGCAGGTGCAGTACAAGGTCCACCTCCACCACCTTCACCAGGAGCAGCACCAGAGCAAGCAGGAGTTGGCGTATCTGACACTACAGGCGCTGGGGGTGGTAACATAGGTACAGGTACAGTACCTACCCCAGGTGAGCAAGGATTTACTGGTACATGACAATAAAGAAGCTAGTAAACGATAAGCCTCTGTGGGATAGTTTTCTAGAGGTAATCAATAATAAGATTGCAGTAGCACAACGTAGGTTAGAGCAAGAGACAACTATGGAAGGTATGTACCGTGCTCAAGGCGAGATTGCTGCCCTACGCAGATTAACTTATTTACGGGATGAAGTGAATGGCAAATCCGTATGAACAAATGGCTCAGAGTTTAGGTGAGGCTGGTGTAAATCTATCAGGAACTAAAACCTATAGTAACTACGAAAAGTCTCAAAAACTAGCTGGCGGTGACAGAGATGATCCACCACCTACTAGACCAAGAGCTAGGCCTGAAAGTAAAGACACAAGTGAATCTCCTACTATATCTATTGTAGATGCAGATACAGATGAGACAGTAGCTAATTGGGATGTAGGTAGTGGAGATGTTACTTTTTCAGGTGACAGTTCATTAAGTGAAACAACACAGCGAAGAAAAAAATCTAAATCTGGTTTAGCTGTTCCAGAACCTAAAATAAACATTGGTCCTTTAGAAATAAAAGAAAGAGATGCAAAGCTAGATGTCTCTATGGATTGGTCTAACGTTTTTGATAACCTACTAAAAGATGCAATGCCAAGAGGCGTAGACTTAAATAGATTTAAAACATCATGGGATGGCGAAACAATAAAGCTACTTGACGTAGGTATGAGCTTTGCAGAGGGTGGTAAAGTGAGCGATAAAGCACAACTAGAAATGGAACTCATTATGAACGAGCAGGTAGACCCTGTAAGTGGTAACACTGCTCCTATAGGCGCTAAACCTGAAGAGGTTCGTGATGATGTAGAGATTAGAGTTAGTCCAGGTGAGTATGTAATAAATGCACAGACGGTAAGATACTTTGGAGAGGATTTTTTTGATGAGCTACAAAAAGCTGCAGCAGAAGGTTTTAAACGCATTAAGGAAGGTGAAGAGCTACCTTTCAGAGATGATGAACTCGATATTGAAGATGATGAGACTGAAGAAGTAGAACCAGAAGGTTTTGCTCATGGTGGACGTGTTAAAGGTTACGCTGAAGGGGATCTGGTAGTACCTGAACCTGTAGGTGGTGGCTATGGTCAGTACGGCGGTACTGGTGCTATGTTTATGGGATACCAAAGTAAAACATTCATAAATGATGAAACAGGTCAAAAGATAATTATATTCTTCTTTAATGGTAGACCTTTAAGTAGGATACCTGCTGGTTTCCGTGAGATGGGTGAAACACCTGCAGAAGAACAAGAACAGGCGGCAGTAGAAACTGCAGAGGCTAAAGGTGCAGCGCCCCAACTTAAAGAACAAAAAAACTGGGAAAATACACCAGTAGAAGAATGGACTGATAATGATTTTAGAGAGCAGCTAGGAGATTATCAAAGTAAAATAAGAAAAGGTCAAAATCCTTTAGACATTTCCACTACAGAAAAGATATTCCTAAACACTATAGGAAACGTAATAGCTCCAGGCGCAGGTATTGCTCTTGCTAATATAGCTAAAAAACAAAAAGTAAAAACGGCAAAAAATATACTAACAAGCGCTAATGAAACAATAAAAGATTTAGGTTTTTATTCTGATACTGAAGAAGCGCCTACCGTTATACGAGCTACAGACGGTTCTTTAATAAATAGAGAAACAGGACAGAAACTATCAGATGAAGAGACTCGTAAAATAGAAGCTGCTGGTTTAGCTGCTGAGTCTACATATATAGCATTAGGTATAAACAATGCACTAGATGAAAAAGATAAAGAGAGTAAAAGTATTTTAGAAAGCGCAAAGTCTATTTTAGGAGTAGGCTCTAGTAAAGCATATCAAGACACAGTTAAAGATTTATATGAATCTGCATTAACTACTTACGATCCTAAGAATCCACTTGTATTACTTGATCCTTATGATGATCAGTATGGTATTGCCGTAGAAGGTTACGAAGATCTTTTAGGTAAAAGTGATAGGATTGAAAGATTAGGACCAGCGAGCGAGACTATAAAACAAGAAGTTGAAAAAGAAGCACCTAAGTCTGCCCTTGCGTTTGATCCAGATACATCTGTATTTCAAACTCAGTACGACAGAGATCAGGCTTTAGGTGGAGAGGGTAGTTCTAGAGATCAGTATTTAGCCTCTCAAGAAATACACAGCCAAGGCCTACAGAAAAAACGGGCTGAACAGATTGCAGCAGGAGTAGACCCCGAAGATGCTGTAAAAGATAATTCTTACTTTGGTAAAAAGGAAGATGGCGGTCAAGATGGCGGTCAATCTAGTAAAGACGGTACAGTTCTTTGCAGTTTAATTCATCGTTATGGGTATCTAGACGAAAACATCTGGCGTCTAGATGCAGCGTTTGGTGATCGTGTAGCAATAGAAGACCCTGAATTAATGGAAGGCTATCACACATGGGCTAAGCCTATGGTAGCTTGGGTAGAGAAAGAGTCCTTCTTAGCTAAACTATATTTAAAGTACTGGTGTGTACCATTTACACGGCGCTGGGCAAATCATATTGCACACATTATGGAACCAGAGAACTACAAACCAGACTATGTAGGTAAGCTTATGTTAGCCATAGGCGTACCCATTTCAAGAGCTATCTACAAACTGAAAGGTAGAAAACTAAAAACTGTTTAACAATAAGGCTACCCAGCTACGGCTGGCCCCATATAAGAAAGGATACAGTATGCCTGAACTAGCAGAAGTAGAAACCCCAAAGACAGCAGGTTTCGTAAACCCCAAGAAGCCTACACCTCTAGAAGAAAAAATTAAACGAGAGGAAGAAGAACTACAAGCTTTGATGAAAGCTAGAACTGAAGAGATCGAAGATAAAGCAGAAGAGCAAGAAGCTAAACCTGCAAAAGAACCTGAGGAAGAAGATCTGTCAGGTGAGGAACGTACCTACAAGAAACGCTACAGTGATCTACGTAATCACTTAAACAAGCAAGCTGAAGAACTAAAACAACTTAAAGCTCAGCTTGAAACAGCACAAAAGACAGGCAAGGTACGTGCTCCTACTTCAGACGAAAGCATTGAAGCTTGGGCAGCTAAGTATCCTGAGATTGCTGGCATAGTTGAAACTATCGCTGAAAAGAAAGCGCAAGAAAAGTTTAGCTATGCAGATGAGCGTCTAAAAGAGATTGACAAGATCAACGAGAAAGCCCAGCGCACAAAAGCGGAGAATGAGATCCGTGCCATGCACACCGACTTCGATGATCTACGTGCAAGTGATGACTTCCACGATTGGGCTGGTGAACAACCCAAGTGGGTACAAGACGCACTATATGAAAACCAAGATGATCCACAATCAGTGATCCGTGTGATTGACCTATATAAGGTTGACAAGGGTATGGACACTAAGGGTCAACGAAAGAATACTAGAGATGCAGCATCTGCTGTTAAAACAAAACGTACCTCAAAGCCAGACGGTGAGGGTGTATCTGGGCAACTACGTGAATCAGATGTTCAACGTATGAGTGCCTCAGAATACGAGCAACGTTCAGATGAAATCATGGAAGCTATCCGTAGTGGTAAGTTTGTCTATGATGTTTCTGGTGGTGCGAGGTAAATAAGGTATTGACATTACACAAACTCTATGTTATAACTGTGTATGTTAATAAAGCATAGGTATACCCTGTTAGACGTTTCAGCTACTATGCCTATGCTTTCAACTAAGCGAAGACAAATACGTTAAGACTTACCTGTTCTATTATAGGCCCGACAGACTTTAAGCTAGGCCAAGCTTTTTTGAAGTCGCACCCTAGAACGATCAGCCTCTTATCTGATGTTACAGCTTATAAATCTAAATAAGCCTAACTATCTATGGAGGATTATATCATGGCTTTCGCAACAGCGTCAGGTTATGGTAATTTACCCAACGGTAATTTTAGTCCAGTAATCTACAGTAAACAGGTACAACTTGCCTTCCGCAAGGCCTCTATTGTAGAAGCAATCACAAACTCTGATTATTTCGGAGAGATTGCTAACATGGGTGATTCCGTTAAAATTATCAAAGAACCTGAAATCACCGTGAAGTCGTATGCCCGTGGCACGACGATCACACCACAAGACCTTGACGATGAAGATTTTTCTTTGACCGTTGATAAAGCAAACTACTTTGCCTTCAAGGTTGACGATATTGAAGAAGCTCACTCACATGTGAACTTCCAAAGTATCGCATCTGACCGTGCAGCTTATCGTTTGGCTGATCAGTTTGACCAAGATGTTCTTGGTTATATGGCTGGCTTCAAGCAAGCAGCTATCCACGGTAAAGCTAATACAGCTAACACTACCGTAAACGGTACGAAAGCTGTATCAACTGCTGGTTCTGATGAACTGCTTTCAAGCATGAAGCTAGACGCTTCTGACTTTAATGCTGGTACTGGTGGTAACTCTATCGTTGTCAAGCCTCGTACAGGTGCAGACACGTTGAACACCACTACAGCTAATGCGACACCAATGCAAGTTATTGCACGTATGTCACGTAAGCTGGACCAACAGAATGTTTCTACGAATGATCGTTGGCTCATAATTGACCCCGTGTTTGCTGAACTTCTGAAAGACGAAGATTCACGTCTTCTGAACGCAGACTTCGGTGGATCAGGGTTGCAGAACGGGTTGATCTTCAACAACATTCATGGCTTTAAAGTCTACATGTCTAACAACCTTCCTGAAGTAGGTGATGGTCCAACCTCAACCACATCTTCAGGTTCTACACACTACGGTGTGTTGCTTGCTGGACATTCATCTGCAGCAGCTACTGCTGAGCAAATTAACAAGACAGAAACATATCGTGACCCTGACAGCTTTGCTGACATCGTTCGTGGTATGCATCTATACGGACGCAAAATCTTGCGCCCTGAAGCTCTTGTTAATGCAATCTACACGTCTGGTCTATAAGGGGAGGAATGAGATATGGCACTTGGTGATAATACTCTTGCTTCCGCTCGTGGCGTTTCGCAGCGAGGACGCAACCCTTATATGGTTCAAACCGTATTGAACTTAGCAACTGCTTTGTCAGACAAAGGAAGTGCATTGGCTGCGGCTGATGTTATTCCTGCAATTGCAGTACCAAAAGGAACTATGATCCTTAATGCTGGTATTGAAGTTGACACAGCAATTACATCTGCTTCAGCTTTGACTCTTGACCTTGGTACAGGTGTTGATGCTGACGTGTTTGCAGATGGCTTTGATGGCACATCTGCAGCAGGTGTACTGTCGCAAAACCCTGCCGCATATCAGCCAGTAATGGCTGTTGCTGACGATAACATTGATGTAACTATTGCTACATTGACAGGTACGTTGTCTACAGGTAAAATGCGTGTATGGGCAGTTCTTATGGATTGCACAGATGTAGGTGATCTATCTGCTCAAGAAGTAGATCGTGATACGCTTGCATAACTAAATAATGTAGGGGCTGCTTTCGGGTGGCCCTTACACTTATCTAATAGAGATTCTTATGGCTACTTTCATCAACCTGACAAACGAACTGTTACGTAGACTTAATGAAGTTCAGATTACAGAATCTGAGTTTACTTCAGTTAAAAACGTGCAAGCTCTCGCTAAAGATTCTATAAACTCATCTATCAGGCAGATGCTTCAGGATGCACAAGAGTGGCCTTTTGCGTTGACTACAACAACACAAACCCTAGTTGCAGGAACAGGAACGTATGACTTTCCTGCAGATTATTCCAAAGCAGATTGGGATACGTTTTACATTAGGCAGCTATCTTCAGAGAATAATACACCTAAGAAGCTTTCTCTTATTACATTTGATCAGTATATATCTACATTTAAATCCTTAGAGGACTTGGGTGGTGAGGGTGCAAGAAGTGACCCTGACTACGTGTACATGACGCAAGAAGAAAAGTTTGGCGTTACACCTATACCAAATGCAGCATACGTTATTGAGTATAGGTATTGGAAGTATCCTGCTGACTTAACTGCTAGTAGCGATACTGCATTAGTACCAGATCGTTTTAAACATGTTATTATAGATGGCGCTATGATGTACATGATGATGTTTAGATCTAATGAACAGAGTGCGGCTATGCACGAGAAAAAGTTTACGGATGGTATTGCTATGATGCGTAGGCTTATACTAGATCCTCCTGTAAACGTAAGGTCCACTGTAATCCAACGCCCTGTGAGTAACATGCAACTTAACACCGCTACGGTAGGCCCAGGTGCAGTATCTGATGGATTCTAACAATGTCTGACGCATTACAAACATATGTGTCTGTTATGGCTGGTGGACTTGTAACTAACGTTGATCCACTTACACAGTCAAACAACTTCTCAGGTAGTGCGGTACGTCTTGTAAACATGGAGCCTTCACTTGAGGGTGGATACAGGCGAATAAGTGGATTTGAAAACTCTTATGGTACACTTCCTGGTACAGGTAAAGTATTAGGACTTTCTGTCAACGGCGATATTAATCAAGGCGTACTTGGATGTAGAGCACCCTCTTCTGGTAATAATTATCTGCATTGGTATAACCATTACTATGATGTACCACTAGGTACAGGAGAAGGATCAGGTTTTACTGTTGGTGAAACTGTTACAGGGGCTGGGGTTACAGCATCAGGTACAGTAATATCTAAAACTGCAGATGCTATCGTAGTAAACTTTGGTAGATTACCTGACAGTGTTTTTGCTACAGGTAACGTACTTACAGGTGGTACATCTAGTGCAACAGGTACAGTATCAAGTACTCCTACTGTAATAGGTTGGACTGCAGTTACTACAGCAGGTAGCCCTACAATGACAGGGGTTGACGTAGTAAGGTTTGAACGTTATAATTGGACTGAAGAAATCTTATTGCTGACTGATGGTGTTAATCCTGCAGCTAAGTATAATGGTACAACATATACGCAGATTACTCATACAAATGCGCCTAATAATCCTAAGTTTTCTAGTGCCTTTGCAAATCATCTTTGGTTAGCTGGTGATCCTGACGAACCTTTTAACATTTACTTTTCCTCTCCTAATGCAGATACAGACTTTGATCCAGCAAACGGAGCAGGTGTAGTTAATATAGGTTTTACTGTAACTCAGTTAAAAGCATTTCGTAATCAACTTTACGTGTTTGGTCAAAACCAAATTAAACGTATTATAGGAGATAATTTTTCTAACTTTACAGTAGAAAACGTAACGAATGACTTGGGTTGTGTTGCACCTGATACTGTGGTAGAGTTTGGTGGTGACATTATCTTCTTAGGGCCAGACGGTATTCGTCCTATCTCAGGTACATCACGTATTGGTGACGTTGAACTTGAAACTGTTTCTCGTGAAATACAAAAGACATTTGAGAACTACACTGCTAACGAGGACGTAACTAAACTTAAAGCTCTTGTAATACGAAGAAAGTCACAGTTTAGATTATTCTTTGAAGCCAACACTTCTTTGTCACTACTAGCAGCTATACGTAAAGGCCCAACAGCACAGTCTACATTTGAGTATAGTCAGCTTGTAGGTGTTGAAGCAACAGCAGTAGCTAGTGGTTACATAGGTCAGTTTGAGTTTGTATTACACGGAGACAGTACGGGTAAGGTACATAAGCAAGAAGAAGGTGACTCATTTGCTGGCTCTGAAATATTTAGTGTGTACCAAACTCCGTATTACTTTATGGGTGATCCAGAAGTCCGTAAAGTATTTTATAAAGTTAAGACCTTTCTTAAAACTGAAGGTGAGGCTTTAATTAACGTAGGTATAGACTTTAACTTTGGTGACTCTGAAATAAACACACCAGAAAACTTTTCATTGACAACTGCAGGTGCAGCCTCTTTATTTGATAACGCATCTACAATCTTTGATACAACAGACATATATGATGGTAACCCATCACCAACAAGATCAACGAATATAAGTGGATCAGGGGATTCTATTTCGGTATCTTACGTTACCAATAGTACAAGCCCAAGTCATACAATACAGGCCGTATCCATACTGTATGGCACAGGCGACAGGAGATAAAAAGTGGCAGGTTATACAAGACAATCTTCAGCAGACATTGTGGCAACAGCCGTTGTACGAGCTAACCCGTTAAACCTAGAGTTTGACCAAGTACTTGCTGCGTTTAATGCTTCAACTGGACACAAGCACGATGGTACTGCAGCAGAGGGTGCGTATGTACCACTGATTGCTGATTCAGATGCACTTAATAAAGTAGTTATAGATACATCAAACAATCGTGTTGGTGTATTCGTAGAGGTATCTGCTGCAGCCGTAGAGCAAGTTAGATTCCAAGATGGTCTTATTACTCCTGTCACAGATAACGATATTGATCTTGGTACATCTAGCGTAGAGTTTAAAAACTTGTACCTAGATGGCACTGCTACTATTGATACTCTGCAGGTTGACGAAAATGCTACTATTACAGGCAACCTTACAGTAAATGGTAATGCTACTCTTGGTAATGCTGCTACGGATACTGTAACGTTTACTGCTGATATTGCTTCTGCACTTCTTCCTTCTGTTGATGATACGTATGACTTAGGTGCTACAGGCTCTGAGTGGCGTAACCTATACATTGATGGTATTGCTAACATTGATAGTCTTATAGCTGACACTGCAGACATTAACGGTGGTACAATTGATGCTGCTACCATTGGTGGAACAACTGCTGCTGCTGGTACGTTTACAACCCTTACAGCTACAGGTACAACTACACTTACTACTGTTGACATTAACGGCGGTGCTATTGATAACACAGTTATTGGTGGTACTACTGCAGCAGCTATTACAGGTACAACCATCACAGGTACATCTCTTGTAGGTCCACTTACAGGAAACGTGACAGGCAACGTAACAGGAAATCTTACAGGTAACGTTACGGGCAATGTCACTGGTAATGTTACAGGAAACTTAACGGGTAACGTTACAGGTAATCTTGTAGGTACAACTTCAACAGCTAAAAATCTTAACCCTGCGTCTGACAGTCTATATGACTTAGGTACTACCACTATTCGTTGGGCAAACATCTATGGTGATGCCGCTAACATTACTGCAATTACAGGTGCTTTGACAGGTAACGTCACGGGTAATGTAACAGGTAATGTTACTGGCAATGTTACAGGTAACGTGACGGGAGACTTGACAGGAGATGTCACAGGAGATGTAACTGGCAACCTGACAGGTAATGTCACAGGAAATGTTACTGGAAACGTAACTGGTAATGTAACAGGAAATCTAACGGGTGATGTAACTTCTACGGGTACATCTAGCTTTGCTACAGTTACAACATCAGGCAATGTTACCGTTGGTGGTAACTTAACTGTAAACGGCACAACAACTACAATCAACACAACCAACACTGTAGTTGCTGACTTGTTAATGGAACTAGGTAATGGTACTACAGGTACACCTTCTAATGATGCAGGTATTGTCATTGAACGTGGTAGCTCTGATAATGCCTTTATTGGTTGGGATGAAAGTGCAGACAAGTTTACTGTAGGCACAGGCACATTTACAGGTGCATCTACAGGTGATCTTACGATTACTACAGGTACACTTGTAGCCAACATCGAAGGTAACGTAACGGGTGATCTTACAGGAAATGCTGATACAGCTACAGCCCTAGCAACTGCAAGAACAATTGCTGGTCAGTCTTTTGATGGTACAGCTAACATCAGTATTGCACCTACGGATCTTACAGGTGTAACTGCCACTGCTACTGAAATAAACATCATGGATGGTGATACAGCAGCTACAGCTACTACTCTTGCAGATGCAGACAGAGTTGTAGTTAATGATGCTGGCACTATGAAGCAGGTAGCACTGACTGACTTTGAGACATACTTTGAGAGTGCATTAGATACACTAAGCAATGTAACTACAGTAGGTGCTCTTGATAGTGGTAGCATTACAAGTAACTTTGGTTCTATTAATAATGGATCAAGTGCTATCACTACTACAGGTACAATTACATTTGGTACTCTGTCAGATGGTACAGATAGTGTAACTGATATTGTAACCAGTGTAGGTACAGGATCTACTAACTCTGAGTTAGCTACAGCAGCAGCTATTGAGTCACGTATTCAAGCAGTCAACGGCACAGCTAACAACGTAACTGGTCTAACAGCTACAGGTGCTGAACTTAATGCTGTAGCAGATGTATCAGCTATTACAATTGACACAAGTACTGCTATCGCTAACAATGATGGCATTGCAGTGTTTGACTCTTCTGCATCAGCTATTGGTTACTTTGATGTAGACTTACTTGATACATACTTCTCAAGTACAACTAAGACACTTACTAACAAGACACTGACAAGCCCAACAGTATCTGGTTTGTATCTAAGTGACTCAGGGTTTAGTGTTGAGGGTTCTAGTGCAGATCTTAACGAGACTACAGTATCCTTTACAAACCCAACAGCAGATCGTACAATTACATTCCCAGATGCTACAGGTAACGTAGCTGTATTTACTACTGCACCTACTGCAGCTATTACTGATGGTACAGCAGGGCAGTTCCTAAAAACAGATGGTGCAGGTGTTCTTTCTTTTGCGGATGCTGGTGGTAATTTAGAGCTTTATGCTGAAAACCCAAGTACACCTACTACTCCAATAGCTACTGGTGCAAATGATGTTGCTATTGGTACTCAAGCTGAAGCTACTGGTGGTGGTTCAATAGCACTTGGTTTTGATGCTGTTGCAAGTGGAAGTTTGGCTTTTGCGGCTGCTGATGGAACTGCTTCAGGTACTTCTTGTATTGCAATTGGCGAAGCTGCCCTTGCAGGAACTAACTCATCAGCAATAGCAATAGGACGAAATACGGATGCTACAGGTACAGATGCTTTAGCTATTGGTTCAAATGCTCAAAGTACAGGATCTGAAAGTGTAGCAATTGGTCAGTCTCTGGCTTCGGGCAATGGTAGTTTTGCAGCAGTTATAGATAACAACACATCCAGCTACGGTGCTACTGGTGCTAATAGTATTGCTATAGGTAGACTAACAAAGGCTAGTGGTACAGATAGTGTATCTATTGGCGACAATAATGTTGTTAGTAATACAGATGCAATAGCTTTAGGTAATACTAATACTGTTTCTGGTTCTACAGGCATTGCCATAGGTACTAACCACACAGTTAGTGGAACTTTAGCAGCTAGTATTGGTGGTTCTTCGTCTACTGCAACTCAAACTTATGCAATGACTTTTGGCCCCTATGCAAAAGCTGATGTACAAAATTCATTTATATTTGGGTCTAAAGGTTTCTTTTCTGCAGGGTCTGTGCAAAGTGGTACATACATTTTATACTCAGATACAACAGATGCAACTGCAGAAGCACTGACTACTACCAATAGTACAGCAGGAACAACCAACCAAATTATTTTAGAAGACGAAGGTGCCATGACCTTTACAGGTACAGTAGTTGTACGTGAAGATGCAACTAATGGTGATGACTACGCAGGTTGGGAGATTAAAGGTGTAATTATGAGAGGTGGTGGTGTAGCAACTACTACCCTTGGAGTTGGCATAGTAAACAGTTTGTACCATACAGCAGGACTAGCAAATGCATCCGTAGCACTTTCAGCAGATACCACAAACGGTGGACTTAAAATAGAAGTAACTGGTATTGCAGCTACAAACCTTCGGTGGGTTGCTACAGTTCATACAAGTGAGGTTGTAAACGCATAATGGGTAAAATCGAGATAGATCACACAGGCTCTGGTGGGGGCATTACTCTAAGCTCTGACGGTACTAGCCTGTTACTTGGGGGAACTGCGATAGGTGGTTCTGCTTTAGAACTTTATGCTGAGAACCCTAGCACACCTACGGCACCGTCTGCTACTGGTAGTAATGCCGTGGCTATTGGTAGCGGTGCAGTTGCTTCGGCACTCCATGCTTATGCTATTGGGGAAGATACAGATGCTACTGTTGAAAGATCAGTGGCATTGGGGTATCAGGCGCAAACTGGTGGTTCAGGTGGTCAAGGTGTTGCGATTGGCAACTCTATGGCGTTTGGAACGCAAAGTTTTGCTGTGAATATTAGTAATAACACTACAACCTATGGTGCTACTGGTACTAATAGTATTGCGATGGGTAAACAGAATAAAGCAAACTCAACTGAAGCAGTTTCCATTGGTGGAAACATGAACTCTGCAACTTCTTCTTATGCTTCCGTAATGGGTGGTACATTTAATTCCAACGGAGGTACTAGAGCAATTATTGCGGGTGGTCAATCCAACACAATATCAACTGCTGGTCAATATGGTGTGATTGTCGGTGGTAACAGCAATAATGTTACGGGGTCTAGAGGTGTAATTGTTGGTGGGGATTACAATGAAGCCAATGCTTCTCACACTTTTGCTACGGGTGAGTATGCAAAGGCTGCTGAAATAGGTAAGCTCGCAAGAGCCACTGGAAGGTTTTCTGCAGATGGTGACGCACAAGGTGGTCAGTTTATTCTTCGTGCAGACACTACAGATGCAACGGCAACCGTTCTTACAACAAACAACAGCACGGCAGCGTCAACTAACCAAATCGTAGCTACCTCTGATACTTGCATTACTTTTGACGGTACAATCACTGCCATGCAAAACGGAGCACAAGCCTATGCCTCTTGGAAGATCGAAGGATTGCTGGTAAATGACGGTGGTACAACAACACTTGCTAACAGTGCCACAACAGTAATTCAAAACTTATCTAGCTGGGGCATGGCTCTCTCAGCAGATAATACAAACAATGCCCTTGCTATCACAGTAACAGGTGAGGCAGCGCATAACATTCGTTGGGTGGCAAATATCAGAACCACCGAAGTGACTTACGCCTAAAGGAGAAACTAACAATGGCTATTCAAAATAATATCGCAGAAGGGGCAAGCCAATATGGTATCGCCTTTAACAATGCATACTACCGTATCGTAACGGCAAGTGTATCACGTCAACGTGGCACTGACCCTAAGTTTTCTGTAATGATTGACTTGTCAGCATATGCTACAAACACACCTACAGATGACACTCGTGAGGTAGACTTTAAACGGTATCACGCAGATTGGGATGCTATTAATGCTTCATCAGGAGATGCTTTCCTTGATAAGTGCTACTCTTGGGTTATGGCTCAAGCTGATATGGCAGGATCAACTGCAGTATAATTAAAGAGGATACACACCAATGGCAATAACCATCAATCATCAAACGAATGACATTTCTGCTACCAGTGGTTCACTGACCATTGATGGTGCCTCTGCTGGTGGTGCTTCAAGTAACACTGGTACGGGTAACTTTATTGGTGGTACAGGTGCTGGTGCTGCTTTAGAAAGTGGTGCTGAATATAACACTCTACTAGGTAATAACACTGGTAACGATGTTACCACAGGGGATATGAACACGGCTGTTGGTTATAATGCGTTGGCTAACCTTACAACAGGTTCTAGGAACGTTGCAATTGGTCCTTACGCAGCAACATTTTCAAACAGTGATGATAACATAGCTATAGGTAATACAGCTTTATATGGAACTATTTTAAATATGGTTTCAGGTGGTACCAATGTTGCCATAGGAAGGATGGCAGGTAGAGATGTTACTACAGGGGGCAGTAACGTTTTTATTGGTAATGAGGCAGGGTTTGAAACTACTACAGGCACTGTCAATATTGCACTAGGTTTTTATTCGTTAAAAAATAATACTACAGGTATTGATAACATTGCTTTAGGTAGGTACGCCCTTCAAACTGTTACTACGAACTCTTACAACATTGCTTTGGGCAGAGTAGCTGCTCGTTATCAAACAGGTTCTAATAACGTAGCTCTTGGTTATTCTGCTTTACAAGGTACTTCTGGTAATTCTAGCGGCGATCATAACATAGCTATAGCAAATGAAGCTCTTTATCTTAATAGAGGCGCTGGAAATATAGGGTTAGGGTATCAAGCTGCAAAAAACACTGTAGGCACTAGCAGCACAGGATACAACACTGCTATTGGTTATCAAGCCCTTCTTTATAATACATCAGGTAATAGCAACATAGCTCTTGGAACAGAGGCTGCAAAGGGGGTAGTTAATAATTCTACTGCCGACTACAACGTAGCAATAGGTTATCAGGCTTTATTTGGTTACACTACAGGTGGTTATAACGTAGCTATTGGTTATAATGCAGGAAACCTAATTACAACAGGTACAAATAACACTGTTATTGGCTCTAATGCAGATCCTTCAAGTGCAACAGCAACTAACGAGGTTACTCTTGGTGATGCAAATGTAACTGCTCTTCGTTGTCAGGTTACATCTATTACGGCTCTTTCAGATGCTCGTGATAAAACAGACGTAGCACCACTACAGGCAGGTTTAGACTTTGTTGAACGTCTTGATCCAGTTTCATTTACATGGAATATGCGTGATGGTGGTAAAGTTGGAGTAGAAGATACAGGTTTTATTGCACAAGATCTACAACGAGTCCAAGAAGATACAGGTATCACTATTCCTAATCTTGTATATGATGAGAATCCAGATAAACTTGAAGCAGCTTATGGTACGTTAATACCTGTATTAGTTAAGGCAATTCAAGAGTTGTCTGCTAAAGTTGATGAACTAGAAGCTCAATTAAACTCTTGACAATTATACTAAAGTATGTATAATTATATTAGGTCTAAATGACCATCTGTTAAACAAAGGAGACTAACATGGCAGAGAAACAAAAGAACGTCATTACAGTCAACGAAAAAGAATACAACGTTGATGACATGACAGATAAGCAGAAAGTTATGCTTGCACATGTACAGGATTTAGAACGTAAGATTAACACTACACGTTTTAACCTAGATCAACTTATCGTAGGACGTGAGGCATTTGCTGTTGATCTTGCGAATGACTTAGAGAAAGATCAAGAGGCAGCATAATGACTGAAGAAGTAAATACACCTACAGCAGAAGAGATTGCAAAGCACTATAGTGCTTGTATGGACAGTGTAAATTTAATCAATGCAGTAATTGCTGCACCTGATAATTATGCAGATGATCCTACAGTTTTGCAACGTAACGTAGAACACCTAGAAGGTATGGTAAACTACGAACACTGGACTACTGAAGACATGACTCCCCTAAATAATGCTATTACAGCAGGTAATGCAGCTATAGGAGAGTAATAAATGTCAGACTCCAAGCTAACAGCAGAAGAACTGGAAGCAATGTTAGATCGTGCAGCTAAGAGGGGTGCATCAGCAGCACTTCGTGAGCTTGGCTTACAAGATGACGATGCAGCTAGTGACCTACGTGAAATGCGTAGTCTGCTGGATGCTTGGAGACTTACCAAGAAAAGTATATGGTCTACTACTGTAAAGATGGGAACAGTAGCAGTACTAACGTTTATAGCTACAGCAGTTTGGATGACCTTCGGTAAATAATTTATAAGCAATAGGGAGATGCTTATGATTGATCCAGTGACTGCGATTACAGCAGCCACCACCGCTTTTAGTATGCTCAAGAAAGGCATAGCTGTTGGTAAAGATCTGCAGGATATGGGTGGTCAACTCTCTAAGTGGGCAGGTGCAATAGCTGACTTAGACTTTGCTGACAAGCAGAACCAGAAGCCAGCGTGGTATAAGACATTAGGTGGTGGCGTACAAGCTCAAGCTATGGAAATCTTTGCAGCTAAACAGAAGGCTGCAGCCATGAGGCAGGAGCTAAAAGACTACATTTCTGTTATGTATGGGCCATCAAAGTGGCAAGAAATATTGGCAATAGAAGCAGACTTACGTAAGCAAAAAAGAGAACACGAGCACAGGCAGATGGAAATCAAACAAGCAATCATCGAATGGACAGCAGGGTTTGCTTTATTTGTTTTAGGCGTTGGCGCTATCGTCGGCTTTGTATGGATAGGAACTAGGTAACAATGAAAAAGTTTAAAGGTTTTACCAATCAGCAAACACATACCCTTCTAAAAGAGATGGGCTACACAGGCCCAGCGCAGAAGGATGACATGGATGCGTTCCTTGCGTCTAGCCCTAGTGCTGCTTCTAAGTTAGGACGTTATGCAGATATTGCAAGGCAACGCATAGAAGGTGGACCCTTAGCTCCTACAGGGTTTGCTGAGGGTAGTGAAGGTGCTATAGAAAACGAAGAAGAGGGTTACAAAGAGGTATCTAGAATAAAAGACATAGATGATCAACAACAACAAGAGCAGGAACAAGAGCAGGAACAAGAGCAGGAACAAGAGCAGGAACAAGAACAAGATCAACCTGATGCTACACAAGAAGCTTTCCAACCTGGTCCTGTCTTAAAGCAAGGTACGCCTAGCCCTGAGGTTAGTGAAGCTGCTACCTCATTAGACGAAGCACAGAAAGCCTACAGCACAGCTATGGGTGCTCTTACAGATGCACAACAGGCTTTGAGTGGTGCAACTATACCTGCAGATGACGCACCTCAAGCAGACAAAGATGCATACAAAGCTCTAGAAGAAGCAGTAGCAAATGCTGAACTTTCAGTTACACAAACACAAGCTGCTGTAAGTACAGCCCAAAAAAGATTCGAGACTACAGACGTACCCTCTACTGGTGAAGCGCTGGGTAAAGCTATATCTACGCCTAGTGCTATCCTATCTCAGCCTACAGTGTACGGCTTGGAAGTTAAAGATGATCAGCTTATTGATAGTACAACAGGTCAGGTAGCTGATGCGCTTACTCTTTTAGTTAAGCAAGCACAAGCTGCAGATGAAGTAGAGAACCCTGCAGTTAAAAGATCACGGTTTTATTTAGAAGGCCTGTCTGATGAAGAGCGTAGAGAGAAGTACCCACCATATCCTCGTGCTCTTCCTGCAGTCATACCTTTACCTGATTGGGCTGTAAAAGACATAGACGAATACTACGCATCACAGCAAGCACAGGTTGAACAAGATGCAGCTAAGGCTTCTACAGAAACATACGATGCTATAGAGTCTAACGCTGACGTTAAAGCAGCATTGGCTGACTTTGCTGCAGCCACAGGTACACCATCAGAAGATGCTTTGATGGATGCTGCAACGATGGAGCCTGAAGAGTTAGCACAGCTAGACTTAGACCCTGCTACTCTAGATACTATACGTGAAGTATCACAGGTAGTTCGTAAAATACAAGATGGCGAACAACCAGATGCGGCACTCTTTGATAAATATACGACAGCACCTGATGTTACCTTTGAGGGTGAGGTAGGAGAGATTGACCCTGCTAAGTTTGAAACTACAACGCCTAAAGCAGAAGCTGAGACAGACTATAATTTACCGCCTACACAAGTGGCAGAATCTGAAAAGAGTAAGGTGGAAGATGCAGCTAACTTTAATGAGTATGCGTCTGCAGATGAAAAGAAATCTGAGTTTGTACCTGATGTAACAGCAGAACAAACAACTGTTAGTGATGATGAACTGGCTGATGTAAATGACATCCTTAATGGTGAAGAGGTTATTGTCACAGCTAAGACACTAGAAGCTCTTAATGAAGCCTCTACTGCAAAGGCTGCAACTGCTACGTTTACACAACAGCTAGAAGCTAAAGCTGTAAAGGGTGAGGTATCTGCTGCATCTACTGTTTCATTCCAAATGGAAAAACTTATGAAGCAGTTTGATAATGGTACGCCAGCGTGGGCTGCAGGTGCTCTACGTAAAGCTAATGCGGCTATGGCTGCTCGTGGTCTAGCTGGTAGTTCTATGGCAGGTGCTGCAATAGTACAGGCTGCTATGGAAGCGACTATACCTATCGCACAATCAGATGCTGCTACCTTTGCTGCAATGGATATGGAGAATGTTCGTAATGCACAGGCTGTAGCTTTAGCTAATGCTGCTGCAGCACAGAACTTTGAGTTAGCTAACTTATCCAACGAACAAGCTGTACGTATTCAGAACAGCATGAATAATGCTAACTTACAACTAAAGAACTTGTCAAACGAACAAGAAGCTGTACTTGCTCAAGCACAGTTTAAAGCTTCACTTCAAGGTCAAGAACTAAGTATTAGCGCTAACGTTGCACTTGCTAACGCTGCAAGATATGCTGCAGTCAACGATATTAACTTGACAAACAGACAGCAAACTTCTATACTTAAATCTACACAAAACTTAGAAGTAGAGATGGCTAACCTGTCTAACGCACAGCAGACTGCCCTGTCTAACTTACAAGTTAAAGCTGCAATGATGGGCCAAGAGTTGTCTAATGAGCAACAGATGGCTGTGCTTGAAAGTACACAAGCGTTTGAAGCTAACATGCAAGACGCTACGAATAGACAGCAAGCGTTCATCCAAGACGCTGTTGCCCGTGCAGCTATGGAAGGCCGTGTCTTAGACAATAAACAACAGACTGCTCTATTCAATATCTCTAACGTAATGTCTGAACGTGAGATAGAACTTAACAACGAACAGCAAACTGCTATCTTCAATATGTCTAACAAGATGACTGTTGACATGGCTAACTTGTCTAACCGCCAGCAAACTGCTCTAGCTAATGCACAGATTGAAGCTGCAATGAAAGGGCAGGAGCTTACAAATAAACAACAAGTTGCTGTTATTAAAGCTGAGCGTGTTGCTGAGATAGCGAACATGAACTTCACAGAGGCGCAAACAAGAGCACTGCGTAACTCTGAGATGGCTATGTCTGTAGACTTGGCTAACCTAAGCAACGAACAAGCTAAGCTTATGGCTGATGTAGCGGCTATGGCAGACGTTGACATGGCTAACCTTAACAACCGCCAACAAGCTGCAGCACAACAAGCACAAGCCTTCTTGCAGATGGACATGGCTAACTTGGATAACGAGCAACAAGCTACCATGTTTGAGGCACAGTCTCTTGTGCAAAGTATATTCTCAGATCAAGCTGCACAGAATGCTCAGCTACAGTTTAACGCTGAGAGTATCAACCAAGTTAATCAGTTCTATGAAAGTATGGCAACACAGATTAGCCAGTTTAACGTAGCACAGAGTAACGCTATGGAACAGTTTAACGCTGGTGAAGAGAACACAATGACTAAGTTCCAAGCTGAACTTGATAATCAACGTGATCTGTTTAACGCACAGAACGAACTGGTTATTGCACAAGCTAACACAGTTTGGAGACAGACTATAGCTACAGCTAATACGGCTGCACTTAATGAGGCTAACATGGCTGAAGTTATGGCGCAGAACAACCTGACGCTACAAGGCTTAGCGGAGTTGTGGCAACAAGAGCGGGACTTGCTGGACTTCGCTTGGACTAGCTCTGAGAAGCAAATGGATCGTGATCACGAGTTGGTAAAAGCGCAGATACAAGCTGATGCTGATGAAGATAGTGCTTATAGCTCTGCTGCAGGTAGCTTCTTGTCAAGCGTTGTGTCTGCGTTTGTGAAAGCTAAATTTTAGTAGTAAAACAGGGTAATAATCAATGTCTAGTTTTGATCAAGTAATAAAAAATATACTAGCTGACATCTTCGCTGAAGAAGAACAGCAAGAGGTGACACGCCCTAGAGCTAGACCAGAGGGCTTGATGAGTAGTACTAGACCACGAGCTAGACCAGAAGATGTTGAACCTGTTCAACCTAGCGCTAGTGAATCTACCTCTAAGTTTGTGGCTGCAATGAGTGACTATGATGATACACCTGAAGAAGGCGCAGAAATACCTTTAGCAGATTTAAGATTAAACGCAAGAGATATGGAAGGAAGATATAAAACAACTGCTGCACAGTTTTATAGACTTAATAAAAACATACCAAGTACAGGCTCGAAAGTAAAAGTTGCTAAAGTAGTACCTGATATAGAAGTAGATGATATTACTAATGAGATAAATTTAATAATGAGTAGTACACCTAGTTTACGCCCTAGAGCTAGACCTAAGAGTGCTGAAGAAATACAAGCTATAAGAGCAGAACAAGCTAGTTACACAAAGCTTGATACTGTAAAAGATATACAGCAAGCATTAAATATTGCAGGTATAGAGGTAGGTGGTAAGCCTCTTGTAGTAGATGGTATAAAAGGACGTAATACATTAGCTGCAATTAAAGCCTTTCAAAAAAGAGAAGGCCTAAAGGTTGACGGTATTGTAGGTAAAAATACAAAAGCAGCTTTGTATAAAGTAATGCCTAAGCCTGAAATAAAAGAAGAAGAACTACAGCCTAGCATATATGATAAGCCAGCACAAGTAGGTCCAGATCAAATGCAGGTTGGGTTTCAAGACCCTTCTATAGTTGACCCCACTACAGGTAGACCTTATACGTCAGAGGGTCTAATGCGTAGGGAGCAATATTTAGTTAAAAGAGCAAATGAGTTTTTAACGTCAGAGGATTACACAGTATCTGTTGATCAGGAAGATGCTATACCTGTGCAAACACCTAATATAAAAACATCTAGTATCTTACCTAGATTAAACTTTAACAAAGAAGTCTCTAATGAAATAGATGATTTAAACGCAATTGAAAAGGTGAAAGCGTTAGGTTATATAAAAAATCAGTATACAGATTTCTTATTAAGCCCTAGTTTTACAAAGGCACAAAATATAATTGCTGATATTAAAAGTAATAGATATGGCGGTTATGCAAGTAACTTGGATGAAAACAACTTAGAAGACGCTAAAGTAATAGAACAGTTCTTTAAAAACGCCATAGGAAAAAACGCAACTTTTGATGCTACTTCAGAAGCTTGGTGTGCTTTATTTGTAGATCATATATTAAATGAAATGGGGGCGGATAGATTAGGATCTGGTCAAGGTGGGGATGTATACGACAGAGTAAGGGCCAGAGCTTATGAAAACTATGGAAATAAAGTTTTAGGTAAAAGCCCTACAGAAAAAGACTTTAATGCTAATGCAAAGGTAGGTGATATATTAGTTATACATTCCTCTTTTGTTGTTAAGAAACCAGACGGTAAGAAACAATGGTTTTCCGTTAGGGATGTAGAAAAAACATCTGATGGTAAATACGTTTGGAAAGGCGATCCTAGTGATGATATAATGCAAGCTGAAATACAAAAAATGAATGATGGTACTTATAATGTATCTAATCAATATCATGTAGGATTTAATGTAGGTAAAGCTGAAAACGGTATGCTTGAGGTGTTAGGTGGTAATCAAAACGATCAAGTAAACGTAAGAGGTGACGCATACAATCTTAAATACGTTATGGCTGTACGTAGAGTTACATCAGAAACAATAAAAAAAGACCTAAACTAAATGCTAGGACTCCCACTCGAACTCATAACCATGCTCTTCTCCACCCTACTAGGTGGCTTCATGTCTATCTGGGGTCAGAGCATGAAGAACAAGCAAGAGCAAAACAAGATGATGCTTGCCAATGCTAGGTTCTCTGCAGAGCAAGTTAATACAGCTAGGGATGCAGGTAAGACAGACAAACACTTTGCTTGGACTAGACGCATCATAGCTTTATCTGCAGTGTTCAGCATTATTGTCTTGCCAAAGCTAGTCGCAGTGTGGTATCCTGAGGTAGGTGTTTATGTAGGCTACACTGAAGCGACAGGTGGTTTGTGGAACTGGTTGTTTGGACCTGATGAAGCAATCAAGTGGAAGGTAGCACAAGGCTTTGTAATAACGCCCTTAGACACACACATAGTATCAGCAATCGTAGGCCTGTACTTTGGTGCAGGGTTTACTAAGTAGGAAAATAAAATGGCAGTATTAGAGTATAGCAAACCTATTCCTGGCGGGTCTTTGACATCACATAAACCAGGTGAACGACAGTGGGAAAGACCTCCTGAGATAGCTTCTGTAGAAGAGGCTCTCAAGTATTACATGGAGCGTCTATCTGATGAAGAGATTATTGATGACTTCATGGTGGCTATAGAATCTGGTATTGCTATTGTACCTATGGTAAAGGCTTTGTATCTCTCTAATGTTATGCGTGGTATACACAGCTTAGATGTTGGTATCTTGATTGCCCCTGCTTTGTCTGAGTACTTTGCTGCTGTTGCACGTAGCTATGAGATAGACTACAAGATGTCCAACAAAGATTACAAGAAAGAGAAGCGAGAGAAAGAAGAAGCTAAGATTGCTATGCTGCTACAGGCTGCTGTACGTGAAGCTAAGACACAAGATGAAGGTACATCTATGTTGCAGTCTATGGCTGATTACCTTATTTCAGAACAAGCAGGTGAGCCTATGGCAGAGGAGCAACCACCTGAACCTGAAGAGCTACAACAAATAGATGAACCTGCAGAAGAGCCAATGCCACCTGAGGGTGCAGGTCTTATGGCGAGAGGTGCGTAACTATGGCGTTTAACTTTAAAGCATTCGCTACAGCGTTTATGGATGACCAAGCAAAGCAAATCCAAAAGCGTATACAAGATGCAGAGGATTATGAAGATCAACAGCGTGAACAGGCTGAACGTAATAAATCTATAATAGGTAAACGTAGAGCACTGGTTAATCTAGCTAAGACAGAGATCAATATGCTTAGAAGGCTTGGTGCAAAAGATAAACACATCAACGCCGCTATTGCAGCAGGTCCAAAAGTTTTGTTTGAGTTTTCACAAGCTCTACAAAAAGAAGCACAGAAGAGGCCCAGCGCTGGGGGGTCTTACACGTTTAGTGAGAGTGAGTTAGATACTTTTATTGATATGCCAGAAGAGTTTGCTGCAGCGTCAATGACTCCTGAAGAACACTACGCTAACTCCATAGGACTAGCATCTCCATCACTAGGAGGCTATGAAGCTAAAGGTCAAGGCTTGCTAAGAACAGCGCTAGGTATGGGTCTTAAAGACGCAGCTAGAGCTAGGATGGATAGAGATCCTTACTTTGAAGGATACTCTATTATGGATATAAACGAGATAGCTAGACAGGAAGCATACGAAAGTATGGACCCAGGTACGTATTTCTCATTTAGACCTTCAGCAAATTATGATCCTACAAAAATAGGTCCAGCATTTAGAGATGCCTTTGAGTCCGCAGATGAACTACCTGCTGCATTAGAAGCATCTCTTAGAGCACGGTATAAGGGTCAAGAACTAGACGATGCAATAAAGGCTGAAAGACTTAAAAGAAAGCTAGGTGTTGTAGATCAATACGCTAAAAAATTCCAGTTGCAGTTTCTGGAAGATACCTCTATTGATGTACGAGGTGAGATAGGAGACACCTTATACTATGCCATGCTAGACGATTATAAGTCCTCAGAAGAACTAGAGAAGCTTATAGTTAAAAACCTAATAAAAATGGATGGTGTAAACGTAGGAACTACTATTAGAGTACCCTATAATAAAGAAGGTGAGGAGTTTAAAGGAGAGGTAATTGAGATCGTACTAGGTGAAAACAATACCGTTCTTAGCATGACAGAAAACGGACGTGATATTGATGAATCAGAATACGATGAGTATATAGTTGGTTTAGCTACTGCAGGAAGATTAGACCCTAGTGCATTTACTATAGGTGATACAGGTAAAACCCCTAGTGAGTTACAGCCTAGACCATTTGATTCTGAGGAAGAAATGTTCTTCGTAGATCCTTATGATAAATATTCTGACACTGAAGAGTTTCCTGAAACCCCTATAGAAGGTTACGATGAAAAGGTACATTATGTAAAAGACGTAGAGGTTCGAGGAGGGGATACTAGAAAAGCAATAGTAGTAGGTGTACCACCAAGACCACAGTCAGGTTTGTTTTCTGAGATCAGGCGGCCCGGCATGGATGGGCAAGAAAAAGAAGACATTCTTTCTGGCAAGATACCTGTGCCTAGAGACTTAAAGCCTAGCCAGTGGGATGAACTGTTTGGTGAAACACATAACCGTGATGGCTCACCTAAAGATAGATACAATCCTGATGGCTCACCTAAAGTAAGTGCAACGCCTAAAGAAACTGTTGACACGAAGGGAAAGATACAGTATACTAGAGCTAACCCATATGTTTTTGATGAAAGCCTAGATGATGATGAAGTTAAAAAAATATATAATAGTCTTCCTGCTGGTTCTCACTTTATTAACCCTGCAGACGGTAGAATTAAACAAAAATAAAGGCCTAGAAAACATGTCATCATTAAACTTAGAAGGTACATATGTGGATGAACCTAAAAAAGGACTAGACTTAGAAGGTACATATGTAGACGATTTAAAAAAACCTGCTCTTGTACAAAAACCTCAGAATGTATCTAATGTAGCTTACACACTTGTGTCTGACAATATTGGTGCAGACCAATCAATGTGGAATATATATAGAGAAAAGATTGCTGACATAGAATCTGGCGGGGATTACTCTGTAAAAGGTGGATATAAAAATCACTACGATGGTAGATACCAAATGGGCGAGGCTGCTAAAAAAGATGCAGCTACTCTGTTAGGATATTCTCTTGGACATGATACTAAATCAAGAGAAGCTTTTAGAAACGATAGGACAAAACAAGAAGAAGCATTTGCTGCCTTCACTGTAAAAAACCATGATTATCTTATGGCTAAATCTAAAAAATATAGAAGCCTTTCTCTAGAAGATAAACTATCTGCCTTAGCTTATGCTCACAACCAAGGTTGGTCTGGTGCAAATAGCTGGTTAAAAACTGGTATGGTAGGTAGTGACGCCTTTGGTACTAAAGGCACTAGATATTCTAACGCTATTAAGGAAGCACTTAAATGACAAGTATACTTGAAAGAAAAGGTATCGCTTTCGATAAGGTTCCAACTCAAAGCCTAAAGCCTAGAGATTATAATAGGCTGTCTAACGAAGAAGAGGTCTTTGAAAGTCCTATTCCTGAGGGGCAGAAGCTAAAGAAAAAAGATCTATACAGATATGAAAACTTGAATACTATTCGTAACTATATGTCGGCAAACAAAGGCGCTGACTATATGGATATGGATGATGAAACATTAGTAGAAACCTTTGTCGATCACATGAGGTACTTCAACACTAATACCTTGAGTACTGCTGGTGAGGTGCGCTTTATAAGTAAAGCAGATGATCAAACAAAAGCTATGGCTGCTGAAGCTTATAACTTGTATGATAGCTTAGGAAATGTTTTTGTTAATGATGGTTTCTATGGTGCAGTGGATGGCGTAAAGGATTATGTATTTGCGGCAATTAAAGATCCTACAAACTACATAGGTGCATTCACTGGTGGTTTAGGTAAGGCAGCAGCACTAGGTGTAACTCAAACAGGTAAGCTGGCTTTAAGAAAAGCTGCAAGTGAGGCAGCTAAACGTGCTGCACAAAGTGGTGCTACTAAACAGGCAGCAGAGAACGCTGGCATTGAAGCTGGTACACTCATGGCTCAGAAGATGATCTCTAAAAGTGTATCAGGAAAAGAAGTAGCTATGGCTGCACGTAAAGCTGCAAAGAAAGCAAAGGCACAAGTAAGACTACAAGCTGCTCGTGATGCTGCTACGCAGGTAGGCAGGGAAGAGATAGCTAAAGCAGGTAAACGAGCAGTAATACAAACTACTGCTATTGATGCTCTCATAGCAGGTGTACAAGATAACGCCATCCAAAACATTTACTTAGATGTAGGTGCTCAAGAAGATTACAGTGTAGCTCAGACAGGTTTATCTTTAGCGCTGGGTGGTGTAGGTGGTGGACTGCATTATACCTTCGGTAAGTTTGAGGGATCTTCAGGCTTAGCAGACGCAGTAAGGGAAGCAGAGGTAGCAGGACGTGCAGACAAAGCATCAGAGCTAGTAGATAGAACTAAGATAAACGCTCTTGATAAAGAGATAGAAGCAGCGCAAGCTATGCCAGCGACAACTAAAGGTCAGAAGGTAATAAAGACTAGAAAAATAAATCAGCTTAAAGCAGAGAAAAGAAAAATAAAAAGAGAGACTATAGGTAAGCCTATACTGCCTGATATTAAAGACCAAGAACGTGCAGTCAAAGCTATCAAAGATGGCATTAAAACTTGGGATGAAAAAGTAAAGTCAGGTAAGTATTTGCAGGAAGGATACACAGCAGAAGAAATACATGAAGAAGCTGTAGCTATTCCTGAAATCTTATTAAAGCAAATAATGCTAGGTGATGGTAATAAAGGTGGTGTTGCTGCTATCTTTAGGGATAGAGGCATTAAGATACGCAGAGATACTAAAGTCTCTGACGTTATGACAAATCTGATTAGGTTTATGCCAGAGGATGATCTGCAAGAAATATCAGGTTTGTTTAGAGAACGTGTAGGCTTAACATTAGGTGAAGCGTCTGACTTGGGTATAGAGATTGGTGAGATTATTGCAGCAGATATATCAAAGGCAGGAAAAAAACTAGCAGTTATGTCTCAATTCAGGCGCACCATAGACGGCGGTGTGGTAGCTGGAAACGAAATACTTAAAGAAGCTTTAAATAGTAAAGACCTTCGTGACACATTAAAATCTGAGTTTATAAAAGCAGAAAGCGCTAAGCCTTTTGCGTATGGACAGAACGTGTGGAAGCGTATGCTGGTTTCATCCCCAGCTACTACATCAGCAAACGTCATGGGCTTTGGGCAGTTCTTTAGTGGTCAGCTTGTAGCTGATACTCTTTCGTCTGGTCTTCTTATGGTGGGTGCTGCAGCTAAGTATGGCCTAGGCGATTTTAAGGGTGCGGAAAAACTTACTAGACAAGCTAAAGTTTATACAACTATACAAGCACAAAAGATGAAAAACTTTGTAGATCCTTTTACAACTCACGACTCTTACATGAAGATTATGAAAGAGATCAAGGATGAAACAGGCAATACAGATGTACAAAATCTTTTATTTGAAACTGTAGCTGGTGGTGTGGAGCGTAACGCTAAACGTTATGGGATTGATCCAAGTAATCCAGTATATAAAAACGTAGAGAATATTGTAAACGCTTCTATGAATATTACAGGAGTTCGTATACAAGATACCTTTACTAAATCACAGATGTTTATGCTTGAGTTAGATAAATACCTGCAGCTAAAAAAAGAGGTGTCTTTAAAAACAGTTCTGAAAGAAGGTAGGTTAGAAGAAATAGATGATGATGTAATAGGCGCTGCTATTGATACAACCCTACGATCTGTTTTTTCTAAAGACTACACAACAAAAGATTATGGCTTCTTTGGAGAAGTAGCTAAAAAGGTAGAACAGTTTTCAAATATGCCTGGTATTGGAACCA